GCACGGGGGTTTCCCATTCCAGAGAAAATATCGCCCATAGCATCCGCCATCGCCATATTTCCTTCGTGAGACAAAGCACCACCAGACATACCTTTTCCTTTGCGTGATGCGCCGGTAAAATCAGTATCAACCAGAGCGTCTAAATCGCTATTTGCTAAACCATGCCCCGACATACTCATACCTCTATTCCGTTTTGCTTCAAGATGATTTTGGAATTGTCGCTGAATCGCAAAGTCGGCAAGTGCCTTCTTCATAAGCATTAATTTCTCATCGCGAGGAACAGTTGAAGGATGACGACCGCCGAGAAATGCTTCCTGTAATGGAATGTCGGCAGATGATACAGCAAGTTCATCAGCAACGGAACCGCCTGACATTCCTCCGCCCAAAAAGGGAGCAACAGAACCTATGACAGATGCGACTGGTTTTACAACCGACATGAATCCATCACCTAAATCGCTCCAAAAATCTCCACCCGACATACCATTCCCCATAGTGCGGTCATTCAAAATGCCCTTCAATTGACTATCTAAAGGAACAGAGCCACCGCTCATTCCTTTACCACGATGTTTCTTCCCACCCGCCATAGCGAGCGGGTTGTTGTCTTTGAACCCCGAAGGGAATCCATCAGTTCCACCCTTTCCTTCTAAACCGAGCAATTCGGGCATTCCATAAATACCAGCACCACCACCGGTCTTCTTTTTGCGAATGCTCGCCATGTACGCCTTTGCTTCAGCGCTGCCTTTGACGAGGTGATGACGCTTACCGCCCGACATACCGCTTCCAGTAGCTTTAGACCTACCAGGCACAACGGAGAATTGTCCCGATGGGGACATCGTATCCGCCATTTCAGCACCGCGTCTAACACCGCCGGAATAACCCATTCCCTTTGCGACATCGCTAAATGGGCGACCCATACCGGCGCAACCTCCATCACTATCGCTGTCTGCTCCGCCACTCATACCGCCTCCCTGATGCGTAGGACCCATGTTATACTGATGAGTGTCATTCTTGATGTTCGCATAATCGTATAGGCGTTGCGACCTCGCCAAATCACGATTGTAAGTAGTATCGTAAGAAGTCATCTATATTGCTTTATAATATTTCGGGATATTAAAATATTATAAAATTGTCGCTAAATAACCGATGAATATTTACATACACGACAGATGTTTCTTCACACGCCCTCCAGACATTCCAGCGCCGGAAGACCCGCCACCAGAAGTACCGGCACCGGAAGCACCGCCACCAGAAGCACCACCGCCGCTATTGCCGTATCCAAAAGAACCCAGAGCGCCTGACACCATAGGAGCAACCTGACCGGCAATACCAGCGACATTCTTAATGGTCTTCATAATGTCGTCCCAACCACCACCGACAAGGCGTTTGACATCGCTGCCCGACATACCAGGTTGAGATTTAGCAGAGAGAACATCAGAGCGAGACAGAATTGCCGTGTAAGTCTGCGAAGTTCCACGCTCCAGCACGAAGACACCAGAGTTCATGGTAATCAAGCAGATTTCAAGGTCATTAGCAGCATACGCCGCACCAGACCAGTTTTGAATATCCAGTTGAAACTGGAGTTGGAACTGACCGATTGAACCGGCACTAAAGACATCATCCAGCTCAATATGGTTTCCCATCTCAAGACACAAGACAGAACCGACAAGGGGTACTTCGTTGTATCCGTTGGCGTATTTGCCGAGTGCGCCACCGACGGCAGCAACACCGCTGAACTCCGCCCATGTCTGATTGGAACCGCTCTCCACAGACATACGCCACAAGTCCCACTGTGTCGCAGAGGACAAGAGACCTGCTTTGTTGTTGAAATTGACAACGATTTTGTTGATGGCGAAGAATGAGTCAGCGTCATAAAGGGTCTGTTTGCCGACCTGTTTGCGAACAACGATAATCAACTTATCGGGAATGCTATTGAGAGAAATAGACTGGGAATTGATAGAAGTCTTAACGGCAGGAGTGATGACACCAGTAGTAGCATCTTTAGTAGCAGCGGCAACAGCCTCACCGATGGGAGACAAATAACGGGGATACTCGGCAAAAGGAACGCAATTGCGGGCAGACACGAGGTCGCTGGGCTGACGGGTATAGTACTGGATATACAACTGACTCTCGGTAATGTCAGTAAGAGAGCATTTAAGGTCGGCAAAGGCGGGGTTGGGGTGTCCTGCGTAGGGATAAACGCTGGTGAGGAGTGCTGCCTGTGCGGAACGAAGGATACGCGAAGTATCCGACGCCAAGTTGAAGACGCAATTGAGAACCTGAATACCGTAGAAACCCTGATTGTTGCTCTTCGGGTCGCACCAAATAAGGGGTGAAAGCATGAATGGTTCAATCGTCTCAAACTTAATCTTAATGGTTCTTTCATACTTCGCTGGGGTGTCGGCAGCGTTGGCGTCATAAGGGGTGTTGCCGGTGATGTCAATCAGACGGAAGGAACCGCGAGGCTGGAAGTCCTGGTCGTGAGCGACATCATTCCAAGCACCAAGAGGGCAGTTATTAGCAGCAAGAGAATCCTGATATGAAAAATAGCTGTCATACATGATGGGGGTAGTGTTGTTATAACGAGCGAGGTCGCGCCTGTCGTTGAAGCGGAGAAGCTGGAACAACACATCTTTTTCGTTCTGTGAGATGGTGTTATTGTTAATCGTGAGCTGGACTGTGTTAAGGGCAGTCTGGAAAGGGAAAGGTGCTAAACTCTCGCTAAAACCGTAGTTGATTGCGAGGGTCTTATCAGGCGTAGTGTCTTGAACGAAAAGTGCCGTCACGGTAATCTCCATCACATTCCTTATCATAATGCGTCTGGCGAGAAGCGTACTTTCAGACGGGGTCTGAATGTTAAAGGTAATGCTGGAAGTGCTTTTGGAAATAGCATTATATTTGGAAGGGGTAATGTTCTGCGCGCCGGCAACGACGGCGTAGCGGACGCTGTCGGTTGTGTTGAGAACATCGTAAAGGACCTTAACCTTGCTGAAATCGCTGGAAGACATTTGGGCGTTTTATAATATTGGCGGAGAAGAAAATATTATAAAATTGTCGCTAAATAACTTATGATGAAATATTATTGAATGCCTTCTTTCTAAACATAATCTTAAGGTTGGCGCCGCAACCGTTCTGTAAATAGAAATCATGGTAAAATCCGTATATATCTACCCACTGGACTTGTATTTGAATTGCGGTAGAAGGTGTATTTCCCTGAAGGTCTAACAAACGATATTCGGCGACGGGTTCATAAATAACATTCGGCAGGTATTCATCGCCCCTTACTAAATTAACGATAAGGTCGGTAATCTCGTTGCTAATATTGTTGTTCTGTTGGGGTTGGTATGCGACGGAATTGCTAAATATCTTGGGGACACCGATGTTTGATGGGAGTACAGGAATGAGCGATGCTAAAAAGACTATCCGTGAGATGGGACACATAATAGGACCTGTGCCGTATTCCTGTTCCATTATTAAAGCGTCCCAATCCTGTTTCGGTGCGGGAATACCAGCAGCGACTTTGGCGGCGTAGTTCTGTCCCATTTTGTTATACACTCGCAACATGAATGCCTCGCCAATTGCCGATGTGTATGAATTGAATACCCATTCAAAACTGCTAAATAGAATGTGGAGGGGTGCGTTGAAGAACAGGTTGATTGTGGCGTTGCTTATTAATGCGGGTGTCTGTGCGTTATAGTCTGCGGAAGCAGCATCATAAGCATCGGGGAAGTTATAAGGCGGTGATGCTACATATGTTCCGGCAGCGGTTCCTCCCTGATTGAAGAGGGCGTACGGGGCAACAAAGGACGCCTTACATGTCGCATCGTCCCACCTAAAGAATGGAGGATTGTTAATATCCATAGATGCGGGAGAACCAGCGAGGATAAACAATTTGCTATAGCATCTTGCTAAAGTTTCGTTAAGCATGGAAATCCATGACCCCCACGATTGACACCAATAGTATTCGCTGGTTGCCTGTTCTAAAGTCATCGCACCAGGACCGAAAATAACAGATGGGTTTGCTGGAATGAAAGTCGGTGGGCGGAGTTGTTGATTCTGTTGAACTCCGAGTTTAGACCTATGGGGGATATAGATGACTGGTTCAGTTGCGGTGATTGGAACTGTTCCAGGACCTACTGGGTCCTGATATGAAAGCGTAATGTTGTATATCGTTTTGTTGGGCCACAGAGTATTAGGCGCTCCTGGTCCTACCTGTTGCGTATCTATTTGCGGAATGAAGATGGGTAATGAACCAGCAGTATCAAGAGAGAACCGAACGATACTCATAAAGTAATCCGACGGTGTGTCAAGCAGATTAGAAGAGCGAACCTGTGTGAATGTTAGTTTATTGGGAGGGACACCTAAATCCCCGACCTGCTCGTTGGCGACATCAAGGTTGTAATAGACCTGCGTGGGTGCTGATAGAGACATTCTTATATAATGTATAATGATATTAAATTATCGCTAAATAATCTAATAGTTGCGATAATTTTAAGCGTTTTCATGCGAATATATACATTATTTCGTGAATAATGTAGATATAATGGAGAATAATCTAATAAATCTACATTATTATCTTAATAATTTTAAAATTATTCTCAGAATAATCTAAATATGGTCTTATAATTTACATTATATCGTGAATAATGTAAAATATGCGTGAATAATGTAGATTTGCCGACATAATGTCGCACTTTTTTATAATATAGTATATCAAACATGCCTAAATTATTAGAGAAGGGTCTCGCACAACAGCGAGCAGACGAACGACAGAAGGTCGCACAGGAGTACTACTATAAGCATCATCAAGTATTAGAAGACATCTACCAAGCTCTTCGCCCCACCAACACATTAGCGAAGTGTTATATCAACTGCCCCTGTGGAACGAATCAGGTCGCATACCTGAAACTCAAACAGCATATCTGTTGTAAGAAACATCGCAAGGTATTAGGCGATGAACCATTAGTGTCGCATTTTCTTTAGTCTCATAGGCAAGACGATATTAAGCGATATGCTCTTCTTATTGCCTGTCAATCCCTTACATACACTCAACCATTCCTGCGGTTCTTTGAATAGTCCGCTACAGAACACCGCCAATACAAACTCGCCATTCGTCGTATAATAATCGTGGAGTCGCTCTATGATATGCTTCCCAGTATAAGACCCAACCTTCCTAACAGCATACGGTTTAGTTCGTTCAAACTCAATCATCACATCTTCAGCACATCGCTTAATCACACGCTCAAAATCTTCTTCAGTTATGGTTTTACCTGACTGTAAAGCAATAGGGTCGTCCGCATAATAGAAACCGTCATGAGTTAGTACAACATCCTTCCCGCCACTAAAGGGCATCTTCTTATCCTTAATCATCGCCAACCACGCCTCGCAATTATTCCAACTATTCATTTTGTCAGTATATACATATATACTGATAAAACCTTTATATTCTTTTTTATTAATATATTATTTGAAAACTAATATATCAATATTGCTAAAGAATACCGGCGGTTGGTTCCGACCCAACGACCTCGGAGTTATGAGCCCCGCGCGCTTCCTCTGCGCCACGCCGGTTTGTGATTGGAGTGAGTGAGTTTTATTATATGTTGTCGTTGAGGGTTTGGACTCACTCAATATACTCCGAGATTATATTTTCCTAAAATGGGCGTGGTAAGGTGGTGAGGTGGTAAGGATTTTTAAGTTCATTTGGGTTGGGATTTTCCTAACATTTCCCGCAGGACTGTTAGGATTGTTAGGTGATTCAGGTTTTCAAAATCAAACAAAAAAGCATCACCACCTCACCACCTTACCACAAAAGTTTAATAAGGATAAAACTCCGCCGCTGCTTTGTTTGCTAATTCCTTGACCCTTGCGGTGTAATCCTTAACATTATCAGTTCCTAAACTCTTATAATACCCTTGAAGTACATTAGGACGCTGTGCGTTCTCCATGAGATTTTTAAAAGCATAATCCACCCTTGAAGACACCATCTTTTCCCTGTTCTTATCCACATCTATAATATGCTGTTTCCTATTGATGTCTGATTGTTCCGCAGGAGTCCAAACCTTGTGAGCGACCACAGGCGGTTTGCCTATGACGCTTTGAATACCGTGCTTAATGTCGTCCATTATCCCCGCACCTTTCAAATGATAGAAGGGGTTGGGTGCGCCCAAATGCTTTGCGGTTGCGGTTGCCTCTGCCTTCTGTGCCTGTGCTTCGTGCTGTAATGCTTTACCTGTTTTATCCAAAAGACCAACGATGTTGCGATGCTCCTTGTAATAATCCTGTGGGTTCATAACCACTTGTTTTTTCATGTTCCCACTTCCCTTTAATATAACATTCATATAAAATCTCGCCCTCTTTTCCGTAGTCTTGGCGAACTTATCAGGATTGGCGATTACCATCTGTGCGAACTCTTTAAGATTCTTCAGTTCATTCTTCGGGTTCTTCTTATTGTAAGCGTTGAACTGTTTGGTGAATGAACCCCATTTCAATTTGTCGTATTCCGGTTCTTCACCTCCAGCGAATACAGGGTTGGCGAGAATGTGTTGCTTGTACTTATCATAACCAGGCACAAAATCATAAGCACTACTGGGATAATATTTATACGAATGTCGCACTTCTGCTGGGTGGTCGTATTGCCCCTGTAAGAGATACAACGGGTCGCCATCAGCATATACGCGATGGTTCTTCTGCGATAATGCGACATCAGGAATATCACTCGTCTCAATTGCGGGATTGTATGTGCGTGCCTCTTTTACCATACCCCTCTTTATAAGTTCATCTATGAGCGTTCCACCGAGCGAATGTCCTGTCGCATAATAAGTATATGCGCT